GCCTGCGACTGGGGCAGGCATTGGGTTGACCTTGAGCGCTTCAGGCGCCCCAGGCAGGGTAGCAAAGCCAAAGGGCCTGATGCAGCGGGTGATGGCTATGGCACTTTCTGCAAAGTCACCCAGGGGCCATGGGTTCACAATGACCGGCCTATCTACCCCATTGGTGACAATGGTGCCGTGTGGTGTGTCGGTGAACCATGGCCCTGCCTCAGTGGGTGTGGGGATGTGTCGACCACTTGCCAGGGTTTCAAGCGCTGGGGTGCTCCCTGCTGCATCATAGTAGTATTGCAGCTTCCCATCTGCCTCAAAGAGCACTGCCTGCCTTGCACCACCCCCCAGCTGCTGCGCAACATGCAGCCCGTATATGGGTCCAGTGGTGTTGAACGGTTCCCAGTTCGAGTGACCTACTCTGTAGGGCTCATAGCCCACACGGCTACACCATCCCCCTGACACTCGGTCTATGCGCCAATTCTCAAGCGCACCTGCATCCTGGGGATTTTGGGGCAGTCGAGTAGCTACACCGCCTGCAATGGGGGTCTGATACTGTGACTGATTCATGAGAAGGACAGGGGGCCAAACGGGTTGCGGGTGAAGCGATACCCTGCAGTGGGCAGGCCCTTGATGATGCGCCTGGGCACCTCTTTCAGGTACCTCTGCTCCATGGCCTTGTACAGCACGTCCTTCTTGCGTGCATAGACCTGTGATAGCGCTGCATTGTCCACCTTGAGGGCAAGGGACTCCAGCGCTGCATAGGCCACAATTTGTGCATAGGCAGCAGGCACCAGGGGCGCGTCTTGGTCTTCCTGCATGCGAGTGGGGGCAATCACCATGCGCACATTGACGTCTTGGTCTGCTGCTACGTGTGGGTACAGCTCAATGGACTGATAAACAGCAGCCTGGTTGAAGCGGTAGCGGATAGCTCGAGCATGGAAGGCCTGGCTGTCCAGCTTGGTGAGGCTCAGGTCAGGCTTGAGGGTGATGCCCCCAGTAGGTGCCACAGTGTCTACACCCACAGGCAGCGGGTCTTCTGTGTCTGCATGCCTGATGCGCACTGGGGCAAGGATATTGGCCTCAGGGCAGGTGAAGTAGTACCGACGGTATAGGCCTGTCTCATTGCCAATCGTCTCGGGAGTCAGCTGCAGGGTCTGTGTGTCTGTCAGGGTGTAGGTAGCCACCTTGCTCAGTGCAGACTCAAAGCCACTGCTGTATTGGGCCTCATAGGTGGGGTAGTTCTGCGCTGCAGGCCCCTCCACATTGACCATATACAGGTTGATGGTCCGCGCGCCCTGCCCCACTGCTGCGACTGTGGCCACACCTCGAGGGACTACAGGAGCTGCAACCCGTTTGCCTTCACTGGGCAGGTATGCCTCAATGGTGCCAAGCAGGGAGGGGTCAAGGTTCGCATCCTCCCGTTCCCATTTCGAGAGGAACAAAGCCTTGGCAGGGATACCCACATGAGGGTCTGACACGTTCTGCACTGTCATGCAGTCACTGGGTAGGTACACTTCCCTGCGCTGCACAGTGGCTGTGTAGGCGCCTGTGACACCTGTGTATGCCCGGTCGACGTACAGACGGGTAGTCAGCTCTACCCATGCAACGTGATGCGTGTGGGCAGTTCCTGCGCTGTCTGTGAAGGTCAGCACAGCCCCAGCCAGGTTGCTACCTGGGGTGACAGGGTCAGCACTCAAAGGGAAGCCTGCCCCTGTGACCTGCGCCTGCCCATTGGTGAACGTCAGCTGCAGGGTGCTGTCTGTCCATGCCTGCAGCTTGCGGTCCCTCGAGCAGAACGCCCAAGGCCTATCTGTCAGACAACGGGTTTGCGCATCATTGAGCAGGCTAACGAGCTGCTCCCGATACGTGCTGTTGGAGGGGTCATAGTCGAGGAGGTTTCCGCAGAAGTCGAGTAGTTCACCCAGGTTCATTGGTGCACCTCATGGAAAGATGCCCCAGCCCCATGAGCAGGGCAGGGCTGGGGCAAGGCAGTACAGGCGAAGAGAGGACAGAAGCCTGCTGACTGCCTGGGGGGGGGACTCAGAAGCGCTTGGGAATGTGAATGGCAACCTTGTTGGCTGTGGTTGCGCCCTTTGCCTCAAGGCTGACTGCAAAGAGGCCTGCAGTGTCGGTGTTGGCGCTCGCCTCCACTTCACCTGCAGCCGTCTTGCCTGCGCTCAAGGGAAGGCCTGCTGCCCCAATGGTGCCTGCTGTGCAGTTCACATCAGCCACATAGCCGGACACCACAACCTCCACCTGCTCACCTGCTGCTGCAGCGTTCAGGCTGACACCCACTGCAAGTGGGTTGCCTGTGGCCACATTGGCTGCCTGTGTGACATAGAGCACCTTGTCAGCACCCGTCTGGGTGGTGTCGAGGGCAACCACATCACCAGCAACAATGGTGCCACCTGCGAGGAAGGTTTCCACCTGACGACGGTTGGAGGTGTCAGCCCCTTCCCCAGCGTCAATGAACTGAATGAGAGTAGAAGTAGCCATGGTTCTCAGGCCTCCGCATCAAGAAGAACACCATGCGAAGCAAGGTGACCGGTGACAAGCTGCATACGGCAGAACACCATCGCAGCCTCAGTAGCAGTGCCAGGCACAGGCATCATGTCACTGACGTTGAAGAAGCCATCAGTGTCTGCATACAGCTGGAAGTTGCTGCTGCTGAGCACGTAGGCGCTGACAGGCTTGGCAGGGTTCTGAGCAGTGAAGCCAAGGTTTGGCTCCACATAGATTTTGGCACCGCGCCACATTGCAACCATGTCGCGGTCAAGGCCTTCACGGTCTGCTGCGCTCACGTAGTTCACGTAGCTCTGCTGTTGCGCTTGGAAGGCTGCAAAGCACTTGGGGCTCATGAAAATCATGTCCGGGAACTCACCCGAGGGGTTCCGGATTTGGCAGTCAATCATGAGCTGGTCAAGGTGCGACAGGTCAAAGCCTGCGCCCGAATCAAAGAACGGATTGAACCAGTTCTGTGCCTGATAGGTAGCCTTGGAGAGACCGCCCACAGTGTTCTGCTGAGAAGCAGCAGCCACACCCTCAAGCCAACCAGTGCTTGCGGCAGTGGTCATGCCGTTCAGGGTCTGCAGCGTGGTGAGCTTGGTGCTGTTGCCAACCATCACCTGCTTGCTGACTTCCTTCTTGAGTCCAAGCATGACGTTTTTCATCTTGGATTCAAGGATGTTGACCACAGCAAGGTCACCCTTGTTGGCAGCCTTTTCCACAGCGCTCAGGATAATGGGCTGGGTGAAGTTGCTGTATTCGTACTTGGCAGTATTGAACGGGTCAGTGACTGCCATGCTGACAGGCTCAAAGCCGTTGCTCAGCTCGGTGATGCTCGAGTGCTCACCGAAAATGACAGGCTGTTCCACCCGCAGGCCGCCAGATACCTTGACCAGGTTGCCTGCTTGCTCGATTGCGCGGAACAAAGGATGGGAAAGGAAGCTGTTGTCGATGAGCTTGTCACGCAACAGCTGCAGCGTGGTGCTAATTACTGACTGGGGTGCCATCGTCGTAGGCCCTCCACTGTGGTTGGATGTTCTTGCGGTAAAAGCGTGCTGCTATTGCAGTGCTGTTGCTCGCAAGGCTCCACAGCGGGGTGGCCTCACTTTTGGCTACGCTAACACAGGTTAGCGCCTGTGCATAGCCTGCGCCATTGCCAGAATATCTGCAGCACTTGCACGCTTGAGGTCTCCCCTCGAGGGTCTGCCCTGGGTGCCTGCCCTGCGAGGGGTGCCCGTAGCTGTGAGCGCTGCTTGCTTGGCTGCTGCCCGTTTGGCTGCTCGCTCCTGTGAGGCCTTGGCTGCCTCCTGCTTGGCTCGCTTCCCTCGAGCTGCCCAGTAGGCTGTTTCCAAGTCGAGGCTCTCATTGCTCTCAAGCAGGTGCTGCACCTCTGAGCGCAGGCCTGTGTCTGTCTCAAAGTCAGGGTGCTCATTGAGGAAGGTCTTGTAGCTGTCCTGTGCCACCTGCTGCTCATATTCGGCCTGCATAGGCTCAAGCACCATCTGCAGGCGCTTATTGACTTCCCGTTCAATGCGGGCCTGGATGGTGGCCTCATCGAAGGGGTCATATTCGGGCAGGTCACCCTCAGTGCTGAGCGCCTGCTTGCCTTTCATCAAGGCCTCACGTTCTGCCATGAACGTCTTGCGCTGTTCGCTCAGCTCCTGCGTCTTGCGTGTGTAGTCTGCCTGCATGTTGCGCATGAGCTTTGCAATGTCAGGAGGCACAGACTTAATCGCCTGCTCCCAACTCAGTCCTCTGCGCTTGGGCTCTGCCCCATCCTCCGCTGCTTCCTCAATCTCCACGTCTGCAGCCTCAAAGTCTGCTGCCCCACTCGCATCCTCGGGCAGGTCAGGCACTGCTGCCTGCTCATCTGGAGTCTGCGCCTGCACTTCTGCAAGCACTTGCTCTGCAACACTTTCATGGCTCATGTGTCCTCTCTTACTTCAGGAGCTTGATGGGTTGACCCACCTGCCTGTACCATCTGGGGTTCCACCCAGGCGCAGTGACAAACTTGACGGGCTTTCCAAGGAAGGTGGTGCCCAGCTCCAACACACTCACCCCTTGGATACGATTGACAAGGAAGGTACGCCAACCTGGCAGGCCCCCTGTGGCTGTGGCTGACTGAGGGTCGACGTACAAGTGCAGATAGGTGGCGTTCCCTCGCTTCCAAATGGCATGGGGATTGCCCACACGCTGCCCCAGGGCGCCTGGTGTCCCTTCTGGCTGCCACTTGTCCTTATAGAAAAACGTGACAGGCTGTTTGCGCTCAATGGCCTGGGTGAGGTTCCCCATCACACCACCCTCATAAGAGCGGTAGTAGGCCTGCGCTCGGGTCTTGGGCAGCACAGACTTGGGGCGCTGCCCAAACCCAAAGAGCTGCGCAAGACGCGCCCTAAAGGAGGTGAACGCCATGACTACCGCCTGCGCATGCGCTTAGCGAAGTCAAAGTCTTCCTCTTCCTCTTCGATGACTTCCCCATCTGGCAGCTCTTCCACCTCTTCTGTGACCTCTTCACCCTCCACAGGTGCATCAAGGAACTCAGCAAAGCCTTTGTCACTCGCAAGCTGGGTGAGCGCTGCAGTGATGGCTGTAAGCTCACTGTCTCCCTTGATGTCCTCGAGTTCCACGGGGAACGGTTTGCCGTAGTCGCTCGCAGCTGCTGCCATCATGGCCAGAAAGCGTGCAACGTCTGCATCCATCTCTGGCACAGCCTCAGTGTAGGCCTCTGGGGTCAAGTCCAGCCCCATGACCTGTGCCGCTTTGGCAATGGCCTTGGTGAGGGCGCTGTACACCTTGGCTGAGTAGGGGCGCTCAGGAGGTGGCACAAGTGCAGCCATCTCATCACCAATGAGCGCGTCTTGGTCTTCTGCGATGGCAGCCAGGTCAGCAGGCATGCCCGCTGGAGCTTTGGTGGCGATGACAAGGGGCATGGGTCACAATCCTTCTGGGGGCATGCCCCCTGCAGTGGGAAAAGGCAGCGGGGCAGGCTGTGCCTGCTCGAGGGGTTCCGGTTCGATGACTTCTGCGAAGCTCTCAGGGAGCTGGTAGGTGCGGACCAGCTCACCCAACACAGCCTTCGGGTCTGCCCCAAGCTGCAGCAGGAGTGGGCTCAGGCGCTCAAGGGCCTGCTGCTTGGTCAAGTCGCTCATGGGTGTAGTGCCAGCGTCTACAGCCCAGTAGCCAAAGTCCCCAGTCAGGTCATCTGCGCTCAGGATGGTAGGCCCTACAGGGTTGGGCAGGCTCAGTGGCTCAGCGTCATCCCCAAGCACTACAGACAGCATGATGTTGTATGTGCGGGCTACTGCTGTGATGACTGCATCACGTGTGCGAGCCATGCGCCCCACTTCGCTTGAGGTGTAGGCTGCAAGCAGCTGCTGCTCTGTGGCTGTGCTCTTTGTCACTTCACCCCTGGTGAATGGGGCAAGCAGGCCTGCATCATTGATGTCTGCCTGCACAAGCTGTGAGTACAAGCTGATATCTGCAGGGATGGGCGCCTGAGGCACAGACATCATGTTGCCCTCGAGCGCTGCGCCTGGTTGCAAGTCCACTTCGATGAATTCCCCATCCATCCCCTGCGCAATCTTCGCAGCCCCATCCTCACTGAGGAAGCCTGCCCGCACAAGCCATTGACGCGCCATTCTGCGCACACCCTGCGCTTGGTAGGTGCGCATGACGTTCAACTCACGAAACTGGTCGAGACTGCGACGGATGAGGCTGTACCCTCGCAGGGGGGTGTCAGGGTCACGCGAGAAGTACAGCGGGATGATAGGGACCACAGGCCTGCCATTGGCCGTCTTGTAGGGGATTCCAGTGCGCTCATGCTCGAGGTCTGCATCAGGGCGCTGAGTGTCTGCTGCTGTGTCAGGGTCCAATGCCCCCACCTGCACAGTCACACCTTCGAAGAGGTGCTCTTGCCCGTTGCTGTAGTCAGGGGACCACACAACCAGGTTGTCACTGAGCAGGTCATACAGCTCTACAACCCTGACCCACTGTTCCTCTGCTGGGGTTTGTGTGGGGTCACCCAGGCCCATCAGCTGGTCCTTGCCCGCTATCGTGCTTGTCTCAATCCACTTGGTATAGCTCCTGGGGCGGAACTCATCGGGGCTCTTGCTGTAGCGCTCGCAAGCCTCGAGCAGTGGCATGAGGTACACATGCCCCACATAGCGCTGCTGCTCCCAGCTC